CAGCTAATTCCTTTTCAAGCTGAGCTACAACACTACGAATTTGTTTAATCTTAGCTTCTTGTTCTTCAAGAGGAAGACTTTTAACTTCTGGAGCAAACTCGTTTAGTCCAGTTAAAAATCTTTTGATACCGTTTATTTCTAAACAAGCTATTGACTCTTCATGAAAGGCTCCGTCAAAAAGACTTAACCCATACTTCTGAAGTCCCATATTTTCAACCACTGGATCAAAATAAGGACGAATAGCTACACTAGAACGTTTGTTTTGCGGATACTTTTCCACCATTGTAATACTGCTCATGTTTGGTTTTTTTGGTTTATTTTATATACTTCATCGGAAATATTCCGATAAAACTAGTCTATTCTTACAATCTCATAATAAAAATACAACATGCCCCAATCAGCTGCCACTTCTAAATTTTTAATCTGTAGTCCAAATGTATCTACACTAAAACCTCTACCAATTATGATGGGTGTTATAGCATAACTATTTGAATATACAGAAAGTTGAATATAAAACTTATCATGTTCTGCCACTATATCAGGATGTTGTAATCCAATATCAAGAGTTGTAACTGCACTATTTGCATTTAATACTTCTACAATGCCTTTCTTAGATGTAATTTTAAGAACCTGTGCAGTTGCTATATCAAGCTGATAAAATTTAATATTATTAACATCTCTAGAAAACCTATTAAGATGGGCTATTCTAGCTAATGTGGCTTCCTCATATCCACCAGCTTTAATGGCAGCATCAGGAGAACCTGGTTTAATATCAAATGGTCTAAGTCTTGACATAGTTTTTATTTGAACCTAATAAGGATTGCAAGTCCTTCACCTGATCAGGGTGGTGTGCATACTATAGGTGGTCTAAAGATGCTATCTTTAGAGGGGGTTATTTTTTCTTTTTCATTCCAACAGCTGTAGACATTACTACACCTTTACCTGCATTTTTACCAACCATTACGCCTTTAGAGCCAGGTTTCATTTGAGCAGTTTTAGGAGCTACAGACTTTGAAGTTTTAGAATTACCAGCCATGTTTTTTTATTTAAAGTGTGATTAAACTATATAATGACCTGCTAGCAGTTCTTATGGTATGCTAGCAGGTACTGTTATAATTAGAATGATCCTCCAGTAATTGGGTTTCTCATAACGATCTTCAACACTTTGGTTGGATCTTTAACCCAGATAGCTGGCATAGTTTGAGTCATAAACACTCTGTAACCATTGAAGTTTCCAGAAGACTGGAACCCTTGTGTTCTACCCATATAGTCCATAGTACCATTTTGATAGAACCACTTCAATTGATTGTCCCAAGATAATTTCAACAAGAAGATATTATCATTTGTGTTATCAGTGATATCAAAGATAATAAAGTTGTATGAACTTAATGGGAAACCATCAATGATTGGGTTTTCAATATCATTAGTGTGGATGTTATCAAACGCTGGGTTCAACACAAACTTAACGTTAGCCAAAAATGGAATAACGTAGCTAGTGTATGCAAATCCAAAGTTTAGATCCATGCCTTTACCAGTTACAGCTCCAAGCTCATGAGCATTTAACACTAAACCAGAGTTAACTGCTTCACGCTTAATAGCTTCATTAACAAGCTTCATACCACCCATACCTGTCTGAACAATCAGAGAACGGTTAGGCTCTGGTCCTTGAAATTCCACACGACCATTGAAGAAGTTAAAGATTTCAGATTTAAACAAGTCTAAGTTAAATGAACCACGGTTGTAAATTCTTTTGTAAGAATTATCCAACTGCTTCCAAAGACCTACAGACAAACGGATATCATCTGGACCATCTTGCTTAACTTTACCACCTTGACCCCACATTAAGTAAGTCTCAATGTCATTAGCAATCTTAGTTAAGTGAGCTGCTTCTAGAGTAGTCAAGAATGAACGTGACAACTGACCATTAGCATAAGCTTTCTTAACATAGTCTTTACCCATTTTCTCAGCCATTGTTTCCAAGTTGGTGATTGATGGATCAAGAGTTTTGTCAAAGTTTCTCCACATCTCTACTACAGGAATAGTACCATCAGCTTTCATACCACCCTTCATCATCAAGTCTGCACGACTAGAAATAGAATAGTGTACGTGTGCTTCTGCACCACCTACATAGTTGTAGAACTCACGGAAACCAGCAGATACATTACCGATATCAGAGAATCTTTCTCCATATTCACCACGAGCCGAACCTTTACGGAACAACTTGGTACCAGTAGTAATATACTTGTTATCCAAGAATTTGTTGTTATCATTGTTCACCAACTGTACAGTGTAAATGAAACCATCACCAGCTGGGATTACATCATCAGCAGTAATGTACATTTCCACACCATTGTACTTGTCATAAGTGATGATATCACCATGACCAAAATAACGTTTGTTAATTTTAATCTTAAAAGTCTGTCCGTCAATACCTTTTGTAGCATTGCCTGACTCAATATCTTCTAAGAAATAAGGAAGATCCTGAGCTACAGGAATCTGCCATTTGTACTCTCCACGGGCGTTATCTACCATGATAACGTTCTTACCACCAAAACTAGACATTTGGTACAAAGGCATTTCTACTTTTTGTGCCATAGCCCACAGATCTACTGGACCTAAATCCGTAGGTTCTGCTGATTTAAGCAGGTTAGAAAGGTGGTAAGAGTCTACGTGTGAACTTGTTTGATAGTGGTTATCACGCAGGAATATACCATTGTTTAAAACTGGGGTTGCCATAGGGCTTAAAATTTAAGGGTTAATAATAAATTATCTTTTAAAAATATTTTGTGGTCTTGCTATTTTTCTAGACCTTGGTTGATCATCTTCTTCTTCATAGGTGGAAGCATTCTTACGAGACTGTTCTGTTTTTAATTGTCTAACAGTTTGCTCTACAGCTGCATTCTTACCTTGTTTTTTTAACTCTCCTCTATAAGAGTCTGGATCTGACAGTAACCAAAGAGCCTCTGCAATCAATGAGTAGTTAGGTTCTACAAACTGATACTTCTCTAAAAGGTGTCCTAACAAATTAGTAGGTTTACCTGATATAGAAGGGTACTGTGGTTGAACCAGTCCACTATACAACTGAGCTTGAGTTTTCTTATCTAACTTCAGTCCATTAATTTCCGCAGGTCTAAGAGCTTCAAAAACATTCTGGACATATGCATCAGCAGCTTGTTCTTGTTGTTGTTTCCTATATTCTTGTTCTTGTAACTGAGACTGAACAATTTGTTCATGCATCTGATCAAGTTTAGGTTTAAATTGTTTAGCTTTCTTTTCAAGAGTGCCAAGATCTTTCCATGTAGTTACTTCTTCTTCAATCTCATCAGCTGATCCAAAGTTAGTGGCTTGTAAATATTGTCTTACAATACCTTCCTGATCATTTTCATCTTTAGGATCCATTCCTTTAACTTGTTCCACTTGAGCTAAAACTTGAAACAAACCTTTAAGATCTTGTCCTCCATCTGCTACATACTTAGCAGCATATTGAAGTTCTTCAGGTAAACTTTCAAAAAACTCAGCTGGAGTGTTAGCAGCTACTTCTTGTTTTAAATTAGAAACATTAGCTTGCCAAAGTTCTTCTACATCTTTTTCTCCAAGATTACCAAGATACTCATCTAATGATTGTTTATTTTCATCATAATCATCAAACGCAAACATCTCTTTAGACTCTATCCGTTTTTTTAAAAACTCTACCAATCCAGACTTTTCAGTCTTTGGTCTACCACCTTTTCCTTTTGGCTCATCATCAAAAGATTCTGGAGCCACCCCTTCATCTAAAATATCACTAAGAACTTCTTTTGCTGTTTCACGTGAAACATTTTTTTCTTTTTCTTCTCCCACTTTCTCAGAACCATCAGCATCTAAAAAAGAAAGATCAGCTGTCTTCTTACTAAAAATGTTTGGTTTAATTTCTGTTGGTTCAGAACCAGCTGTTGGAGTCACTACACTTTCTGCTCCAGGAGCTCCAGAAAATAAACTATCAATGTCAAGATCTACCTGTTGTACAGATGTTTGATTGTCAATCATAAATATTTGGTTTTTTGTTATTATCTCTACAGTAAAAATATACTAATTTAAACTATAAAAATTTAAAATTATTTCTTTGAAATACCGAACCTACGGATTATAGAGCTATAATTATTTTTTCTTTTCAGAAGAACTCTTAACATCATACTTATTTTTGTTTTCTCTAGCAATTTGAAGCTGTCTATCAGCTATTTCTTTTTGCGTTTGTAATTTCTCTCTTTCTATATTATGTTTTTCTGTAGCCTGATTATTTTTACCAACTTCCTGCTCACGTTTAAAGTTCATAGTTTCTTGATAATTCTGTTCTTTCTGAATTTTAACCATAGCATCTTGGTAATCAGACTGCTGATTTTTATTAATATCAGTCATAGCTCCCATACCAGCAGCTCTAATTTCAGCAATAGTAACCTGTACTTGTCTATTTTTTTCAGCTTCCTCAGCATCAAACTGCATTTTTGTTTGTAACTGCTGCTGCTGAGCTTGTATCTGTTCTTGTTGCATTTGCTGCTGCTGCTGCATTTCAGCTTGTTTCTGAGCCTGTACTTTTTCTTCAGCTGATTTAAGAACACCAGTAAGTTCAGCTATAGATTCAGATTTAATAACATTTCCTAAATCATATATAGAAGCACCCATTGTATTATTACTAATAGCTAGTTGTTTAAGCTGCTCCATTATATTACGAGAGTTAGTTTTAGTAGTGCAAAATATATTAAGATCTCTCATAAGAAAATCTGCACCATTCATTTGAAAGTTAACCTTTTCATCTGTTCCTGTAATATACTGAAGACGTATACTAGGTTTCTTAGAATGATAATACTGAGCTAAGTCAGTTCTCATCTGATGTACCCTAGGCATAAGGTTATCACTATGTTGTATAAAGTATTGTTCTGTTTGTGCATAAGAAGCATTCATAGCTTGTTCTACAGCTGTGGCAGTTTGTTGTTGAGCTATCTGAGCACCCATACGTTGCTGATTAAGTCCTATTACAGCAAAAGCTTCATTCTTAAAATAGTTAGCTAATTGTATTCTAGATAGTAAACGTTGAGTTTGTTCTAAGTTTAAAACCTGATAGTGTTGAAAGTTAAGAGCATTCTCAGTGTTAGTTATAGACGTATCTAATGGTAGCATCTGAAAGTTCTTCATAGCTACATAAGCCTTAGATAGATTGTTCTTCCCCCAGTCTTCTCCCAAAGAGTGACGTGGTAGAGCATTCTGATCAAGCATAATAACAGTACCAAGTTCATCTACTAAGATATCAGCTATTTGATTATTTACTATATTATAACCAATCTGAAAAGGTTTCATAATATCAACAAGACTTACTGATCTAGTATTTCTATCTCCAAACACAGCTCCTTCTACAGGAAGTTTACAACCATATATAGTGGCATCTCCTTTAAACTGAAAAGGAACACGTCCTGGTCTGCCTCCATTAAGTCCTAAATATATAGGATTGATACCACCTGGATTATTCATCCCCCAGAATGCAGGTCTGTTAGGACCAATCTTAATACCACCCCAAACTTCATTAATCCATATCCAATCTATATGCTCACCAAAAACTAAATTGTCTTTAGTTTTCATTTTATAAACTGCTGTATTATATTCTGGTTTATCTGTTATTTTATATTCTTCAGAAATAATATCTTGTATAACTTCACCATTATTATTAATCTTAGTGAGATGGCCCACTTTTCTTTGACTTTTCCAATAGATTGTAGAAACTCTAAGCATATAAGACTTACCAAAGTCTTGTAAGTCTTCAGAGTCTGATAGTATCCACTGTACAATATCTCCAAACTGAGATCCAGCATCATAAAGACTAGTAAACTGTCTATAAGCCAAAGAAGGCATTTGTGTATTCCACTCGTGAGATCTTGTAGGGTCATAGTATGTACCATCATTTTGGTATCCTTGTATAGCATAACCTGCAGATCTAGCTGGATAAATAGCTTCTAAAGCTTCTAACTGATCTTGTGTCATCATCCAACCAAACTTATCTATAACATCTGATATAGACATCATATCTAGTTTACCAACCCAGTTACCTTGAGATACATAACGTACATCAGGACTTTTATGGTAAAATGTAAGAAGAGGATTCCATAATTCCATTTCATAATCATCTTCTTTCATATCAAAATGCCAGAACTCTCTATCTGTAATAAGCATATCTCTAAACGCACGTTCTTCTAACTCTTGCATTTTAAACCTTTCTTCATCCACTTTCATCTGATGTGTAGCCCACTCTTCAATCATAGACCTATAGTCTTTCTTAAAAAACTGTTCTATTTCAGGAAGACTTTTAAGTTTATCAGGACTCATTTCCTGCTGAGCTTCTTCACTACCAGGATCCATGCCCATCTCTAGCATTTTTATAAGTTGTTTTTGCTTAGCTTCCCCTAATAAAACTTCTTCAATCATTGAACGTTTCTCTTCCAACATTTCATTATATGAAATATCATCAATAGCTCTAAACATAATTTTAGAGCTACGTTTAGAAAACTCATTGGTAAGAACATTAATTACATTAGGAATAATAGGGTAGAACTTAAGTTCAAATGCAGATACATCTTCTTTAGTGAGAGTGTCTATAAGATCAGCCATTTCATTATCTTCTTCTACAATGTAATCTTGCTTATCTATAATACCTTTAGCTAGTTTATAGTTTTTCATTAAACGTCTAGCATTACGTCTGAGCTGTTTCATACCCTGAAACTCTAACCAGTCAAGATTCCATGCTCTCCACTCTTCATCTTTTTCTTTTTCTGATACAAACTGAAAAGGCTGAATAAGAGTACCCATCTTATTGTACTCCACCTTAGCTCCTTTCTTAAGTTGTAGGGCGTTATATATCTGCATGATTATGAATTAGTTAGTGTGATATTTTCAGATATAACATAGGTTACATCAGCTGGTCCTGTTGTATTAATACACACATATGTACCAGCATTTAAGTCTGAAATTGTAATTGTTTGTGTCATTATCTCATGTTTTTAAATGCGTTACGAGAAGGTCTTAACAGACCATTATTTTTGGTAGAACCACCAATATGCCTAAAAGGACTATAGTTTAATTTACTAAATTTTTGGGAGTTAGCCAAATTATCCTTCTTAACTTCTATACGTTTAGCCAATCCTCTATTAGATTGTTGCACTTTAGCAAATGCTATAAGAGAACAAAAGGCTACAAGTCTATCCACGTTTAGCCCATCTCTATATGCTTGCATTTCTTTAAGTAACATAATATCAGGTATACGCTGCACTCCATATATAGTTTTAACTATAGTGCCATCTGGTAAAGTTTCAGTGTCAAGCTCTTCTTGTAGAAATTCTATACCATAGCTTAGAATAGTACCTTTAAATATCACCCCTACATTCTTCCACCCATACTGTTGGAATACATTTCTGTTTGCTCCTATGTCCTTAAGAAACAATATCATATCTTTAGGTACTAGATATTTTTGTCTCTTTCTAGATATCATATACTGTATAAACAAAGCTACGTTATTCTCCACTATAGTCCATGCATTATACCATTCTATAAGAAGTTCTAATCTCTCATGGGTTTTATTAATATCATCAAACCTACCACACCAGCTAGCCACTATAGCATCACGTTCTATAGTGTTCTTCACCTTTCCATCTCCATCATCTTGTATAATCTCCACTGGGTTTTTATATATGTATATAGAACATAATGATTCTGATGTAGTGGTCTTCCCCTCCCCTACTGGATCCACAGAGCCATAATACATTCCAAATGTAGGATCTTTATGAGGACGTTCATAAATACATATAACACCTTCTTTATCTTCTGTTTTCTTAGATATGGGAAACTCAGTGATAGGAATTTTTCTAGAAGGGGTGTCTATTATCTTACCCTCAGCATTTCTACTAAGCTCTAAATATTCCACTGGATATTCTTTCTCAGCTATTCGTTGCATCTGTTTGGAAACCAAATGACTCGGAAACACACTCACCTTACGTGTAGCAAAAGCTTCTTCTATTGTACGGGGATGCTGAGATATGGTTAGCTGATAGGCAGCTGGATCCATATTCTTTTTAGCTTTCTCAAACTCTAAATCAAGAGCATCTAAAGCTTCTTCCACTTTAGAATTACCATAGTTGTCTATATATGGAGGCATGCTCCATTGTTCTGGAATAAATAATCCTGTAATCCCCACTGTACCATCCTTATCTATTAATGTAGAAGGCACTCCATAGAAACCATTTTCTTCTGGCTGTAAAATGTATTCTTTTAAAGGTTCACATTGATCTAGATCACCCACTGATCCAGCAGCTATAAACTGCCCTGTGATAATATGACCTGATTTAAGAGCTGGCTTCATGAAACCATAAGTGTCATTCATCTTAGGAGCAATACCTGCTTCCTCATGAAAGAAGTAGGTGACAGGTCCACCCACACCATTGGTGGGATCTTTCTCAAATGAATAAGAGTTAATAGTACCCTTTAATCCTTTGTATGTATCCCTATTGTTAATCCTCACTTTAATCTGCTGTTGCCATGCTCCCACCTTATCTGGTTCAGCTGGTCTATACCATGCAGTGTGTTCATTTAAGAAGTTCTTATATTCATTAAGAAACTTCCATGACCCCTTCTCATTTATATAATCTTTTAGACTAGCTCCTATCTTTAATACGGCTCCTTCTTCAAAATACCATTGGTTAATAAACTTAGCCATATGAAAATAAGAACTGGCTATCTGACGTTTTTTTAAAATAACAGCATGCTTATAGTGTAGTTCAGCTAAGTGTTCATATAGAGCCATGTGATATTGTGCATCTCTCACCTTAGCAAAGTCAAAACGTTTTTCTTCTTTATCATAGATGGGAAGAAAGTTAAGCCACATGTAATAGTCTCTAGAGAGATACCATGTCTTGCCATTATTTTTAATTATCACTCCACTTCTACACTTAGCTTTTTGGTCATCCCAATAAGTTATAAAGTCTTTAGTTTTTATAGGAGCAGAACAATAAAACTTTTGCTTCTGAAACTTTCTAGCTTCAGCATTAAACATTAAAGAAGATTCATCAAACTCATACTCTCCTGGTTCTTTAAATATAAATAATAGAAAGTCTCTGAACTCTTCCCTTGTTTGAAACTCGGTGATAGTCCAAAGACCATTCTCGTATGTAGAAACTTCTATGAAATTATTCTGATTCAATAATGTTTTATTTTATTATTAAGAAAAATACTCCACCCAAATAGATTCTGCTTTTTTAGAATGTTGTAATAACCCTTTAAAATTAGCTTCTGAATTTTTCTTTCCTGTTTTGTAAGTTTTGTAAAGCTTATCTGTAATATCTAAGGTATCGTTAGGATCAGCATAAAATACAGGGCTTAACCATTGTATTTCTGAAGTGCCTATTGTTGGTATACCTTGACTTACTAAATCAGCACACACTATATTAAATGTTTCAGAGAAAGAACATTGCATTCCCATATCCATAGTACTGCAAAGACTAACAAACTCATCTCTTGTATACCAACCATGTTCTACAAGTTTGTGTCCTTTATGTTTTAGTTCTTCAAAGAAGTTTTGAATATTTCTAAGAACAGCTTCCCCTCTTTGTTCTACTCTTGAACTATTAATATGAAACACAACTTTTTTTCCTACCTTCTCTGCAAACATTACAGAAGCTACAGCTTGAATAAGTTGGTTCTTTAATGGTCTAATTGCACCAAAGCATCCTATATTAATTTCATCTCCTTTATAAGAATAATCTTTTTTAGGAAGAGTGGTAACAGGATAGTAGTTTGGAAGGTACACTAAGTTTTCATCCACTATGTCATTTTCAATATTTTCTTTATGCCTTAACACAAATATAAGTTCTCTAAATAATCTTTTAGAGTTTGCAATAACTATTATATTAGGTTTACTAATGTAAGCAGCTATCCATTCTAAAGCAGTGCCTTCATTTGCAATAAACGGAAGATCACTATGTAAATGAATATACCATTTAACATTAGGATGTAGTCTACTTAAAACATCAAACTTACTAGGTACTACCCAGATGGCTTCAATAACAACATCTGTTGGTTGATATTCTGTCACTTCTTTGTCTATACTATTATTATCTTTTACAATAACTAGTTTAGCTTCTATGTTATTTTTGTTTAGCATATCTACTACATACTGTGTAGAATTAAGAAGTCCTGTAGCAAAATTTACTTGTCCAGTGTTAATGTCAACACCGTAATCTTCTTTTTCTTTAAGAATAAATAAAATCTTTTTCATTGTTTTATAAGGGGTTTTAAATTATTGATCGTAAGCCAAATTCTGCCCACCACGCACAGAAGATTGTTGTTCTTCCATAAGGTCTCTATACACACCTTTGAAAGATTGTCTAACAGCATCATACTTCTCAGCCATTCTAAGAAGAGCTGCAGAAGAACCATCTCTACCAAATGTAAGAGATTCTGTAGCCATACTCTTAGCCATATTATCTAAGAATATTTTTATACCTTGATATGCTCTATATGTAGGAGTTTGATACATCTTCTCACACATCTTTAAAGCATATATAATAGTTTCATCTTCTACACTAAACTCTCCATCCACCTCCTTAACAATAATTTCTTCTTTATCTGTTTCAGGAATATCAAAGAAAGGATTCATATCTGGATTGGGACAAGTCATATAAAATAAATAAGTGTACACTTTAAGATGTTCATCTGGATATTCATCCATAACATCCTTAAGAAATTTAAGAGTGTGACAATGTTCTGAAGGTATCACCTTACCATTACTTATATCAAATAGTCTTATCATCGTCATTTAGTTTTATGTATATACCATCAATTATTTGTAAAGCAAGTGAACCATGATGGTATAAAAATTTTTTATTTTCTGGAAATCCTGTTATTATAATTATCTCTCCTACGTTTATTGTACCAAAAGTTCTGTCACCTAATTTATTATTAATTATTAAAAGTCTATCTCCTATTTTTAAGTCTTGGTTCATTTTTTTAAACCTAATGTTTCGTTATGGTGTATTTTTATTTGATCACTTCTGTAATGTCTTACTAATCCTTCACGACATAAAACAACA